TATTCCGGAACCTTCACGAAATCCACTGGGAGTCGGATTCCATACTGTTCGCAAATAAGCTTTGCCATCTCTGCGGACTTATACGGCGCACTTCCCTGCTTGTCCATCCGGTTTGCCAACGCCTGGATCAGCTTTGCTACTTCTCCCGGATGCTCTGTAAGCAACCGCTGTGGCAGTTCTTCCATTTCATGAAAACGGTTAATATAGCGAGCTGTGAACTCCACGCCCTTCTGACCAGTCATTTTGTGAGCAATAAACTCACAGCCTTTCTTTGTGACCAGAAAACACGGTAACGTCTTGTTCTGATCTGTAACGTATGTAGATTCCTTGAAGAAATCGGTAAAGCCAATTTTGGATTCTCCTAACTGCTCTACGTATTTACGGATATCACGCAGTAACTTTGCGTGTTCTTTCCCGCACCATTCTGCGGCTTCCATTGATGTGATGGTTGTTCTGGTTAATTCATTCATGTTATTTACCTCTTATTGTTTCAATTTTGAAACTTTTGCAGTAAAAAAATATAATGGTATTTCATCTGTGGGGATGTCCAACAAATTGCACCATTCCAAAATTTCATTTTGAGATAATCCAATCCCATTATTCAACTTTAAGGACATAGAGCGATCGGATATTCTATTTGCATCAGCAAATTTGGATTGCGTTCCAAACTTCTCCACTATCCTGCCACGTAATTTGCTGTAGTCAAATACCGTTTTATCGCACAATTTAATCACCTCCTTTGTTTCAATTTTGAAACTACAGTTACTATACCTCAGCATTTCCATGTTGTCAATATAAAATTTCATTTTTTAAACTTTTTATATTGATTCTATTGAATTTCTGTTTCATTTTTGATATTATATATCAAGAAGGAGTGGCACGCTATGAATAAACAAATTGACTCATTTAAAAACAGATTCAATATTGCGATATCAAATGCAAATATCAAACCAGCTGAACTGGCAGAAAGAACAAAGCTTTCCAAATCTACCATAAGTCATTACATGTCTGGTTACACCCAACCAAAATCGGACAAACTATTTATATTGTCCAAAGCTTTAAATGTTAATGAAGCATGGCTTATGGGGTTAGACGTCCCTATGGAACGAAACAATTATGAGGATCCTAATATTTTAATACGTGATGCTGAACTAAAGGATATTGAAAAAGTTTTAAACTCAGCTGGATATTCTCTTTGTTGTGAAAATTATGATGATGATTTCTTTGTAATCAAAAATGTTTATGGACAAACTGTAACAAGCTTCTATGATTATGAATTATTGGCTCGATATGAATCATTAAAAAGAAAACATCACCTAAGTGCAAAACTACTAATTTCATCAGAAGCTGCATTTTTTAAATATCTTGAAAGCTTAGGATATAACGTTATGAAAGATGACCTGGAACATGACCCCTTCATTCATTATGGTAACGGTGCTATACAAATTAGTTCTACTGAATTAAATAATATTAGGACGCGTATAGACACATATGCAAAAGCAACTCTTGATTCTTTTATTTTAAAGCTTAATGAAACTAAATTTAGGCAGGAACGTCTTGAAAAAGAACAGACGATTCGAAATTTAAGTAACGAAAATATTTATAAAGAAATTCAATTCGAAAAAGACTGTAACAATAACCTTATACCAGATGCCGCTCATGACCGAACCGACATAAAACCAACTGCTGAGATGAAGAAGCACGATGATGACCTTATGGATAATGATGAGTTCTGGGGAAAGTAGGAGGCTTGATCTGATTGACCTACGATGAATTACTGATAGAAGCCGATAATAACAATCTAATCGTAAAGGAAGCTCCGTTACAGTCCAGTGACGGACGTTGCAAAGGACGCCGCATAGCAATACGCCAGGATATTCCTACTTTAAAAGAAAAAGCTGCTGTCCTGGCAGAAGAAATGGGACATTATTATACAACTGTAGGCAGGATCATTGAGCAAGACTCATCCAATGCCCGTAAGCAAGAATTTATTGCTCGTGCCTGGGCTTATACCAAACAGCTCCCACTTATAGATATTATAAAAGCCTACAAAGCGCATTGTAGAAATGCTTATGATATTTCAGAATACCTGGATATTTCAGAAGAAATAGTTAGCAAAGCTCTGGATCGTTACCGTCAGACATACGGAACTCATACAATTATCGATGGTTATTATATACAGTTTGAACCATACTTGGATATAGGTGAATATCATACTTTACCTATATGGGAAAAGTAATTGGGAAGGTTAAATAATAGTACTGTTAGATCAGCTTTCACGAATTTTGGGATATCAGAAAGAACTTATAGAATTAAGGTTAAAATAGCCTATGGCAAAAAATATTTATAGAAAGGACTAATACACAAATGAGTAAGACCAAAAGCACAGATGAACTCCATTCTCATAAAAAGCAAGCACTTCAAAATGTAGAAGATTATCTGAATAAACTTATTGCTTCTGAAGATTCTCATGATAACGGCAAGGCCGACAAGCTTTGCTATTGGTTAAAGGACTGGATGACCTTTTTGGATTTTGAAAAATCATTTTCTCCTATGAGCCTTAGACGATATAAACGTGGCGAAATTGTAAAAGTTCATCTTGGCTTCAATGTTGGTAGTGAAGAGGGCGGCCTCCACTATGCTGTTGTATTAGACAAAAACAATGCAAAATCTTCTCCTGTTATTACAATTATCCCTCTCACTTCAGTAAAACCACATACCGATGTTACTAAATTAAAAAATGGAAGTATTTTCCTTGGAAATGAACTATTCGCTATGTTAAAAAGTAAAATATCCAGCGAAACAAAAAATTTAAAAGAGAAGATAAAAGAACTCCAGGAATTAGTGAATGAATTGAATGATGAGAACTCAGACAATCAAATGGCCATAATCGATCCTAAGTTGGACATTGCTAATCGTGATCTTGAATTACTTGATAAAATGAAGGCAGAAGTATTAAAAATGAAATGTGGAAGCATCGCACTTGTAAATCAAATTACAACAATTAGTAAAATCCGTATTTATGACCCTAAAACAGATTACGATATTTTAAGTGGTATTAGATTGTCCAATGAAAAACTTGACTTGATTGATGATGAAATTCAAAAAAAATTTACAAACATATAACATATTTGCCTTGACATTTACATAAAATAAGGGTATGATGAATACGCTAAAAACAAAGCCGTATACCGGCCGTATAAAAGACATTGTTTCCAGACAACTGGGAACCGTATTCATTAAAGACCCTACTTCGTTGTAGGGTCTTTTTCGTTTTATCGCACCCATAGAAAGGAAGTGTTCACATGCCACTATTAAAAAATGATCAGTATACATCTGAAGACTACTGGAATCTACCGGAAGGCACCAGAGCAGAACTCATTGACGGTAAATTCTACGACATGGCACCACCCAGTCGAATCCACCAAAGACTTGTTTCTAAACTAACATCTGTTATTGATCAGTACATTAGTAATCATCACGGAAATTGTCAGGTATATCCTGCTCCATTTGCTGTTAATCTTGATGCTGATGATAGAGACTGGGTAGAACCAGATATTTCTGTTATCTGCAACCCTAATAAGCTTACTGATCGGGGATGCTCCGGAGCTCCTGACCTGATTATAGAGATTGCTTCACCAGCTAGTAGCAAAATGGATTACATCAAGAAAAACGTTTTATATTTAGAAGCAGGAGTAAAAGAATACTGGATCGTAAACCCGATAAAAGAATGGGTTACTGTATATCGTTATGAGGAAGATGTTGCGCCTACCAATTACACTTTCACGCAGCCGATCACTGTAGGTATCTACAAAAACTTAACTATTACCATTGCAGACTTATTAAACTAAACATGGAGGTGCTCACTATGTTATATCCATTTATGACATTGAATGACGGAACTGAAATTGTACATTCAGAAACCATTGAAACAGCTGGAAAGGAAAAAGTTGAGGTACGTATTGAAAAACCAGTGTATGGCGGTTTTCATTCAGCTACCTGTTGGCTTCCTGAATACAAATGGGAAAATATCGACGGCTTCTCTCCTGAGGATATTCAATATTTTCAAGAGTTATTAGAGTCGGTTGCGCACATTATCTTGCAGTTAGCACGAGAAGGTGGTATTGAAGGAGGTTTAGACGATGCCTCAGGTTTTTAAAATCGCTGGATATACTGTTTATTTCTGGGTTAATGAAAATGATCCTCTGGAACCGGTTCATGTGCATATTGCCAAAGGGGTTCCTTCTCCCAATGCTACTAAAATATGGATCACAAAAAATGGCAAATGCCTTTTGTGCAATAACAATTCCAAAATTCCAGATAAGCAGCTCAGGGTTTTTATGCAGATTATTGAAGCCCGCAGTAAGTCAGTGCTCGACTTATGGTATTCAACATTCAAACAGATTAGCTTTTACTGTTAAAAAGTAAAAGACCGCCCCTGCGCCAACAGGAACGGCCTCTTACATAGATCTTCTCTTGCCAGTCTCCCAGCCAGATATAAATCAGACTTGAACACCTGAATTATATCATCTCCAGGACGTCTGCGCAAGGGGCGTCTTTTTTGTACTCATTTTTACCTCAAAACAAAGGAATTTATCATTGCGACGTCGCAATCCAATCAAAGGAGAAATGATATATGCCAAGAAGAAAAAAGCACAGCCGCCTTCCCAACGGCTACGGCTCCATCCGCTACCTGGGAAAGAACCGGAAGAACCCATATGCAGTCCATCCGCCTGCAAATATCGACGGTGACCGCCCTGCAGCCCTCTGTTACGTTGATGACTGGATGAAGGGCTTCATCATACTGACTGCTTACAAAGCCGGCACTTATAAGCCTGGTATGGAAAAGGACCTGCAAGCATTATCTGCAGATGACAAGGATCTGGACACTCTGGCTCAGAAGCTCATGGCAGACTACAGCCTAATCAAGGGTGTAACTCCACCAGAAAAGCCTAAGACATTTGCTGATGTTTATCAGCTTTTCTACGAAGCAAAGTTCCATGAAGGAAACAAATTTTCCCAAAGCAGCAAATACTCCACCCAAGCTGCATACAAGAACAGCGCTGCTCTCCATGATCTTCCATGGGAATCTTTAAGAGCTACTGACTTTCAAAGCGTCATAGATAACTGTCCGCTGAAACGCAGCAGCATTGAACTGATTCTCAACCTTTTCCACCAGTTATGCGCTTTCGCTGTTGATATGAATATTTCAGATAAAAACTACAGCCGAAATTTAACGATCACCAAAGACGAAGATGATGAACATGGCGTTCCCTTTACTCCTACAGAGCTAATGACCTTATGGTACCATGCAGACAATGATATCGTGGAACTATTGCTCATATTGTGTTATTCTGGCTGGCGTATCACAGAGGCAGGAAAATTACATATTGACCTGGATCAAGGCTACTATGAAGGCGGAATAAAAACAAAAGCCGGTAAGGGCCGCATTGTCCCCATCCACTCAGCAGTCTATCCCCTGGTAAAACATCGCTATGAAAAATATGGAACACTCCTGCCAATGTGTGCGTATAACTTCCGCCTTAATATGTATAAGATTTTAAATGAGCTTGGTATAGAAAAACATACCCCTCATGATTGCCGTCATACTTTTTCCAAACTCTGTGAAGACAGTCATGTAAATGAAAATGACCGGAAGCGTATGATCGGGCATGCATTTGGAAACGACGTTACAAACCGTGTTTACGGCCACCGTGATTTAAGAGATTTAAAAATAGAA